CCTGGCCTGGTAAATCCCCGGCGACGTTCATCCGCCAAACCTGGCCCGGTGGGAGGCTGGCGATTGCCTGGGCATGGGCGCGGATATCATGGCCGCGGGTCGGGACCTTGTCCCAGGTCATGCGGGTATAAAAATCTTCGCCGTAACAATCGGCGCCGTAGTGGCTGCAGTCGGGCGGGCATGAGCTGCGCGCGCTATAGGTGACCGGGATTGGGCCGGTTTTGCGGTTTCCACTGCTGCGGATAAAGTGAAAATTATTCATTGTTTAGGCTCCCAGGTTGACGGATAAAAAGCGGTCTGAAATAAAGCGTTCAATCTTGGCCAGGCTTTCGGCCTTTTGCTTGGCGCGGGCCTTGGCCTTGGCTCGCTTGTTGGCTGCATGGTCCCGGCATGCCTGGCGCCAGCCGGCCGCATATCCTGGAGGATTCGGGGCCAACTTGTCGAGCTGGTCCAGGATGCGGGCCGGGCATGCGTAGGCGTGGGGGCCGCAGTCTTCGCTTAAGTCTTTGTAAAAAAATTCAGTCAGGCCGTTGCGCTGCTTGCGGCGCTCGGTCAGGCATACCAGGCCCGAGTAATGCGCGGCGCCGGTCGGGTCGGTGCGTTTGCTGATTGCGTACCAGGTCGCGCCGATTGTCGCGGTGTCGGTTATTTCCCAGCGGCTGCCATCGGTGCCGGCCTGGGTGAATTCCCGGCGCAGCACTTCGTCGGTTGTTGCGGTGGTATTGATTGCGTATGAGGTCCATCCCATGATTTATTCTCCTTAATTAAAAAGTGGTGCAGCTGCGGTTATTTGTTCGACTATTGCGGCGGTTTTCTCGCGGTTTATTTCTTCGCCGCGGTTATGGTGCAGCCGGGCCAAAATGGTTAAATCCTGGCCCAGTAAATAGGTTCCGTTATCGCCGTTGTCGCGGTCGCTGCCGGCGTAGTGCAGCCGGTAAACGTTCATTCCAACATTGCAGCGGAAAAAATAGCGGGCCAACATTTCGGCGAGCTGGTCCAGCGCTTCGGTTTGTGCCTGGGGCGTGCGGGCATGGCGTAGGCCCAGCTGGCGCGCTGCGGTTAAAAATCCCTCTACGCTGGCCCGGCCGCCGTTCCAGTGAAGGTATATCGCGGGCGCATTGTTGGCGGTGTTGAATGTAATTACTGCGCGGTTTCCCATTATTGATTCTCCAATTGTTTGTTTAATTGCTCCAGGATGTCGGCGCGGGTGCCGGTGAATCCCTCTTTTTTAAGGATTGCATAAGCGCTGGGGCCGCGGCTGCGTTTCATGCCAGCAATTTCCAGCCTAAGCGCTGCGCGTAGGGTGGCCAGGCGGTAGCGCGCTATCTGGTCGGGGGTGTCGAGTATGGTCATAGTGGGCCTTTAATAGTTGCGGGTTATGTGAAGGTGAACAAAGTATTCCCGGGCGCTGGTGCGTTTAACGCTGGCGTGAGTGGTAGGGCATCCGCAACAGTCATGCTCATGCGTGCAGCTGCTGCCGCCCAGGGTGGCCGCGATTGCCCGGCCCAGGTCAACGGCGCGCAGCTGGCGCGGTCCTATAACCTTGGTCGTGAAGGTGCCGGCGTCGTCAAAGCCCAGGGGCTCGGCGGTGGCATTCCAGCGCAGCATTTTCGCGGTTCCCAGGTGCTGCCATTCGTCCAGGTCGGCCCAGCCGCTGGCATAGGTGTACGTGTTGCGTTGGTGTAGTTCAAGCTTGGTCATTGGGTGCCTTTCAGTTGGTGGGGTTGTAAGCCTGGAGCAAATCGAGTAATTTTGCTTCGACCTTTTCGGCGTGGCGGCGGCTCAGTCCGTTAGGGTCTAGCAGGGTGGTTTCAATCCAAATAAGCTTGTCGGTTTGTGCCTGGTATTTGCGCAAATCCTCCAGGGTAAGCAAATCGATTAGTAGTTGAAGCTTGGTCATGGTGTGCCTTTCAAGCGTTTAAGTGTTTGAGGGTGTGCAGCTGCTGGCCGATTCCTTGGCCGGCTAGCGGCCGGGATACATTGGGCCAGCCTTCAACGGCGGCGGCGTAGTGCTTGCCAGCCAGGACCACCACCGGGCGGCCTTTGTGCTGCTGCAGCTGCTGGTCGGTCATTGCTGCCCAAACGGCGCGCTGGTGCTTGGACATTTGTGCCAGGGTTTTGTTATAGGGTGCCAGGTTGGCCGCTGGGTTAACGGCGCCATGCAAAGCGCTCAAAATGATTACATCGGCGCCGGCCCGATCAGCGGCGCGCATTGCCAGCTTGAATGCCTGGCCCTGGTAGAGGTCGGCGGCCGGTGCGGTGCGGTCCAGCTTGGCGGCGCTGCATGCGATTAAGTAGAGGGGTTTCATTGGAATAAGTCTCCGGTTGTTTGTTGGGTGGTTATTGGTGCCATGCCCAGGGCGGCGCGCAGCTGGTTCTTTTCGTCGTTAATTAAATAAATGCGGCGCTTGTACTCCGCCGGCGTGAGCTGGTAGTTAACCGGGCGCACGGCGTCAAGTTCCCGGCGGGCCTGGCGCATGATGGTTTCGTGTGTGCTCATGCCTGGCCCCTTAATGCTTTGAACATAAGGCACTCGTTATAGGTGCCGGTGAATGCGATGCGATAACCCCGGCGCTGCTCGCTGCCCTTGCATACGATACAGTTTCCGTGGGTGTCGGTTTGTGCTGTGTACATCTGTGCGTTTCCCTTCGTGTTGGTTTGTTGTCTGCATCCTGGCTGGTGCATTGGGAGATAATGTAGCATGTTGTCAAGCCCTCTGTCTGTCACTTATGCGACACCAAAAAAGGCGGTTTTTTAGGGTACCGGGTAGGGTATGAATACCTTCAGGGGTAGGGTATCGATGCGCGCCCAGGTCGACGGCGTGGGGACCGGCTGCGGTTACCTGGTAGCAGCTTTTTTGCCTGGGGCCGGTGGTTTGGTGGCCGGTCCTGGTGCTGCAGCTGGTGGCGCCCTGGTCAAGCGGCGGAGTTTTTATGCGGTGCCTGGTCGGTGGGTTTTGACCTGGGGCCGGTGGCCAGCTGATCAGGGTGGGACCATGGCGGCGGGGATTGCCGCGGGTATTCCGAGCGCTAGCGAGTGGCCCAGGTGCTGCGATTGTGTAAGGGGATTAGATAGAAGCATAAGCGCCGCCAACTATTCCCAGGCTGCCATAAAACCCCGTTTCCCTGGGTTTATTGACAGTAATCCTTTTGTTCCTGTATATTGCGCCGCATGACACAAACAAAACTAACCCGCAAACAAATCCGCGAAGGCCTGGAACAAACCCCGGTAGACCAGCTGCTGGGTAGAACTGCAGCGCGCGAACTTACCGGGAAACAAAAGGCCTTCGCCCTGGAAATTGCGAAGGGCGCCACGGGTGCCGCAGCTTACCGGGCTTCATACAAAACCAAGGCAACACCCAAAACCCAGGGCAACCAGGCGCACAAGCTGCGCAAGCGTCCCGATATAAACGCGGAAATCCTGGCCTACCAAGCGGCCATTGAAAGCGAGAAACATAGAACGCCGGCCGCTTTGCGTGCTCTCATAATTAAAAGCTTGGTCGGCGTCATCATCGACGAAGACACGCCGCCGGCCGTGCTGGTCCAAGCGGCCAAGGTAGCCGGCACGATTAGCGAGGTCGGGCTATACACGGAGCGCAAAGAGGTCCGGACCATCAGCAGCAGCGACGATGCCAAGGCCCGCGTCATGGCCGAGCTGCGCCGGCTTATGAATGCCCAGGCCGAGGATGCGCACACCATCGACGCCGCGGCCAGCTCGCTGCTCGACGAATTGGCCGACGTGCGACCCCACCCATCCCCCACCAGCCCGATTGACGAAGCGGAGTCCCTGGCTGATGAACATACTATTCCACACAAACAATCCCAAAATTTACCAGAATCAGACCCCCACCCCCTCGATACAGCGCACCCACCCCCTATCGAAAATTAATACTTTATGGTAAAAAATTCCGCAAATTTAGAACTAATAGCGCGTCGAGAACCGAAACGTTTTGGTTCTCTGATTGTTCGGAATCCGAAGATGATGTTGAAGAGGAAGGATTTTTCGTATGAGCAATGTATGGAGATTGAGATGACGCCGGCTCAAAGGGAAGTATTTTTAATTGTGGATGAGTGGTGGAAGCGATATGGATATAGCCCATCGGTTAGGGACATTGCGTATCAAAGGGGAAGAAGCGGATTGGGCAATACGTTAGAGATTGTGGATCGGTTAGTGGCCAAAGGTGTTTTAAAAAAGTTGCGGAAAAGCGGGCGGTCGATTCGTCCTGTTTATATTAATTTCAAGAATTTAGAATGAGCGATAAATTAGATGCTTTGATGGCGACGCTTCCTGAAGAGGAGAGGGAGGTGTTTTATAACGCCGTGGAGGATTACCGTTTGGCTTTAGAAAGAGAAAAAGCTCAGAGCGGGTTTATGAATTATGTGAAGATGATGTGGCCGGGGTTTGTGCATGGAAGACATCATGCGGTTATGGCGAAGAAGTTTGAAGCTATAGCCAATGGGACACTAAAACGGTTAATCATCAATATGCCCCCGCGGCATACTAAATCTGAGTTTGCTAGTTACCTATTGCCTTCATGGTTTTTGGGTAGGTACCCGAATAAAAAAATTATCCAGACGTCGAATACTTCTGATTTGGCGGTTAACTTTGGCCGGAAGGTGCGTAACTTGGTGGACAGTGAGCAATACGCAAAGGTATTCCCTGGCGTGGCGCTCCGGCAGGATAGTAAAAGCGCCGGCCGGTGGGCGACGAATCAGAATGGGGAGTACTTCGCTATCGGCGTTGGGGGAACTGTGACCGGTAAAGGTGCTGACCTATTGATTATTGATGACCCGCATTCTGAGCAGGAAGCGGCTTTAGCTTCTGGGGACCCGAGCGTTTTTGATAAAACGTATGAGTGGTATACCTCTGGGCCCCGGCAACGTTTACAGCCAGGTGGAGCGATTGTGGTTGTGATGACCCGCTGGGCTGAGAGGGACTTGACGGGCCGGGTATTGAAAGACGCCCAGATGCGGGATTCTTTGGGGGAATGGGAGGTTGTAGAGTTCCCCGCGATTATGCCCAGTGGTAATCCGCTGTGGCCTGAGTTCTGGTCGGCCAAAGAATTAGAAGCATTGCGGGAAGAACTACCCCCGTCTAAATGGAATGCTCAGTACCAACAGGCGCCTACTGGAGAAGAGGGTGCGCTGGTTAAACGGGAGTGGTGGAAGATGTGGAACCCGGAAGATCCTCCAAGATGTGAATTTATTATTCAGTCTTGGGATACCGCTTTTACGAAAAATGAACGTTCGGACTATTCTGCATGTACGACCTGGGGTGTTTTCCATATGAATGACGACCCCAATGATGTGAATGTGATTTTGTTGGATGCGTTTCAGAAACGAATGGAATTCCCAGAACTAAAAGAAAAAGCGATGGCCAGCTACAGGGAGTGGGAGCCGGACGCTTGTATCATTGAAGCCAAAGCTGCTGGGGCGCCGCTCGTGTTTGAGCTTCGGTCTATGGGAATGTTGGTAAGTGAATACACACCTAGCCGTGGGAATGATAAGTTTGTGCGATTGAATTCGGTGACGGATTTGTTTAGATCGGGCAAAGTATGGGCGCCTGAGACAAGATGGGCCAGCGAAGTGATAGAGCAGATGGCGTCTTTCCCCAATGGCGAGCATGATGATTTGGTGGACTCAAGTACCCAAGCGCTGATAAGATTCAGGCAGGGTGGGTTTTTACGTTTGGATTCTGATGAGCGTGAAGAGCTGCAGAGCTTTCGCCGCAAAGCGGTTTACTATTAAGGATTAAATAATGGCTACTAATATGTTTCCATCCATCAACCCAGCGCCTCTTGGGCTGGATGCGCTCGATGTACCAGACGAGGGCGTTGGTATTGAAATTGAAATTGAAAATCCTGAAGGGTTAAAGATTGGAATGGACGGCATGGTGATTGACATGCTAGAAGAGCCAGCAGACGAATCGTTTGATGAGAACCTGGCCGATGTAATGGATAAGGGAAAGTTAGCTGGAATAGCTACCGACATCATTGAGATGGTGGACGCGGATATTAATTCAAGAAAAGAATGGGTAGAAATGTATGTCAAAGGACTAGATGTCCTGGGCATGAAATACGAAGAAAGAACCGAGCCGTGGAATGGTGCTTGCGGTGTTTTTTCTACCATCTTGACGGAAGCTGCTGTACGCTTTCAATCAGAAACTATTTTGGAAACGTTTCCAGCCCAGGGTCCTGTTAAAACAGAAATCATTGGCGCTATTGACAAGTTAAAAGAAGACGCGGCCGAGCGTGTTCGGGAAGATATGAACTTCCAGCTAACGGAAGCGATGCCTGAATACAGACCCGAGCATGAAAGAATGCTTTATTCATTGGGTTTAGCTGGCGCTGCGTTCAAGAAAGTTTATTTTGACCCGTCGTATCAGCGTCAAGTAGCGATTTTCATCCCTGCTGAAGATTTTATTATTCCCTATGGCGCCTCTAGCGTCATCAATGCAGAGCGTGTAACCCACGTTATGCGCAAAACGAAGAATGATATTAAGAAATTACAGGTTTCTGGTTTCTATCGTGATGTAGACCTGGGTGAGCCCGTCAGCATTCATACCGATGTAGAGAAAAAGAAGGCCGAAGACCAGGGATATAGCCTAACGGACGACGACCGGTACCAGATTTTGGAAGTTCATATTGATTATGACCTGCCAGGGTACGAAGATGAAGACGGAATTGCTCTACCTTACGTGATTACCATTGACCGTGGCACGACAGAGGTGCTTTCTATCCGTAGAAACTGGTCAGAAGATGATGATCGCCGTCTAAAGCGCCAGCATTTTGTCCAATATACGTATGTTCCTGGCTTTGGAGCGTATGGTTTGGGTTTAATTCACCTGATTGGTGGCTATGCCCGGGCTGGAACGTCCATTTTGCGCCAATTAGTGGATGCTGGTACGCTTTCTAACCTGCCTGGCGGCCTCAAATCCCGCGGTTTACGCATCAAAGGGGACGATACACCCATCAATCCTGGCGAATTTAGGGACGTAGATGTGCCTTCTGGCACTGTACGCGACAACATTATGACGTTGCCGTACAAAGAACCGAGCCAGGTTTTGTCTGCATTGCTCGACAAAATCACCCAAGAGGGTAGACGTTTGGGCTCGATTGCGGATATGCAAGTGTCCGATATGTCGGCGAATTCCCCAGTGGGTACGACATTAGCACTGCTAGAGCGCCAGCTCAAGAACATGTCTGCCGTCCAGGCGCGCGTTCACTA